TTTAATTTTAAGAAATATCTTACAGAAAGCCTACAACAGTGGGCTTTTTGCTTTGTCTTAAAACGTTGATTTCTGGGTTTGTCCCCCTTTTTGTCCCCCTTCACAAAGAACTTACAGCTTTCTCATAAAATGAGACGGCTGTTTTTGCTTTTTCTTTGGAGAGATGACTGTAAGTGTCCATAGTCATAGCTAGTGTAGAATGACCTAGACGGTGTTGTAATTCTTTATATGGTATTCCAGAATTTAGCAAAAGACTAGCGTGTGTGTGTCTAAAACCGTGGAATCCAATATTAGGTACACCAGCATGTTTGAAACGTGTGTTTAAACGAGTTGATAGTGTTTTATTGTTTGGGTATTTATGAATAAAATCTGAGAATACAACAGTTTCAGTTCGACCAAGTTTCCAAGCTTCTTGCCTTTGTCTTTTTTGATACACTTTTAAGACCTCTATAGTTTGTGGGTCAATATCAATTGTGCGATAACTTGCCTCAGACTTTGGGCTATTAATCTCACCTAAATGATTTAGTGTCTTTGTAATATTCACAGTTGCATTATGTAGGTCAATATCTGACCAGTGTAGAGCTAAGGCTTCGTTAATACGGCAACCAGTAGCAAGAAGAAACTTGTACAAAGTAATTTCATAGATATTTCTATATATTGCTAAGTTAGCCTCTTCTAGATAGCTGAGAAATTGCTTTAACTCTAAGTTATTAAAGTGTTTTACTTTGTTTCTACCCTTTTTTATTTTACGAGGAAGAATAACTTCACGAGCTGGATTTATATCAATAATCTGCATTGTCACAGCATATTGTAGGATACGTTTATTTAGCGCGTGAATTTTATCATAGTGTAGAAATGCGCCCTCTTCTCTTTTGTTAGCACGTAGAGCTAGTTGATTAACAATGCGTTGGATAGTTGGAGTGGTTAACTTATCTAACCTATAAGAACCAAATAGAGGAATCACATGGTTAGCTAGTAGTCGTTTTACTGAATCTTGTGTATTTGGTTTTACTGTGTGTTGATAGCTTTCCCACCATAATTGAGCTACTTCTTCATAGCTTGTTAGTGGAATGGTTTCCTTCTTAGTAGAGCCATTATTTTGGAATTCGGCTTTAGCTAATTGAGCTTTTTTCTTCAATTCAGTTTTAGTTCTAGCTGTCAGATTAGCCTTTATTTTTTTCCCTGTGAGTTTATCTACTCCTAGGTATACTTTTGCACGATATACAGTGTCACCGTTTTGTTTCTTGATTTCTGCTATTTTCATTTCTTAACCTTTCTAACATCAGTAGGCAAGCTGTAAAAGGTTATGAAAAATAGATATTATGATTTGTGTCTAGAACGAATACCTTCAATTAGTATTTGTAGAGCGGTTAAGTCCTCAGTTGTGAGTGCTTGACCATCAATAGTTATTTTTACATTCTTTCTAAAGATATAATCAAGGTTGATTTTAATATTTTCTCCATTGATAATATCGTGGCTAATATCTTTGTATGTTTTTAACTTTGAGAATATGGATTTATCATTTCTTAATTCAATTAAATCTTTTAAAAGTTGCTTCTCTTTATCGTTATGAACTGAATTCATGTTGATATTTTTGATTATATCACCAATATAAGTGCTAGCCAATGTTTTATATTCAATGCAGTATTCATCGAACTCTAATCCATCTTGTTCGCATTTTTCTTTTATAGAGAGTGAAGCAATGCTTTCAGTAATATCAATGAGTTTAGTTAAACTGGGAATCTTTTTCCCATTTTCAATTTGTGAGATATAAGACTGTGATACTTTTAGGTCTTCAGCAAGGCTCTTAGTAGTTACATCGCCTTCTGTACGGCATTTTTTAAGATATTCTCCTATCATTTTTAACCTCCGTTTAATAACTTTAGTAATATTTTAGCACAAAACTCTTGACATGTAAATAAAAAACTGATAAAATGCAAAACATAACCTAAGTTAATTAACTTAGTTAAGTAGGTAAGCTGTAATAGTTATGAGAGGATAGTTGTGCACAAATAGGAAAGAAAGGAGATATATGTATAGTATACCACAAGGGATATTATCTAAGGAAGCAGAACTAGCATTATTGGAGAGGATTGAGCATTTAATAAATGATTATCTATCACATGCAATACTTTCACCTCATAGTGACTCGTTTGGCTTGATACAACAGAAAGAGTTAATCAAAGAACTAGGTATTAGTTTAGTAACTCTGCATGAATGGGAGCGTTTGGGGTTAACCCGATACTGTCCACCAATAGAAGGAACTCGCAAAGTTTTCTATAAGAAATCAGATGTTATGAAGTTTCTTTCAATTACTAATAAGGAGTGAATACATTGTATGAAAAGAAAATAAACACAATTGAAAAATTCTATGATTTCTTGAAATACATAGGAATTTATAACCATGTTGAATCTTTGATTCAATTGCTATCAATTATGCTATATAGTGTAATTATGTTACTACCAGAAGGAGTTGCTTATGACAATCATTTTTAAAAAGCAGGAGACAGAGGATAAAGTTCTTGATATGCCTAAATTTAATCTCAATAATTCAGGGAAACCTGTTAGTTCACCTCAAAACGTAGTGCTTATCTTAGAATCATTTGAATCTAAGATGACATTATTAGGTTACAATGAGTTCACAGGAGCAGTTGAAAAACTAGATAAGACGCCTTGGGAAACTCTGAAAGGAGAATGGGATAGCGAAGACACTTCTTTGTTTTCGGTATATATTGATAAACAGTTTCACTTTACTCCTAAAAAGGATTATATTGAAGATGCTGTTTTAGAAGTGGCACGTAGACGGATATTTAATCCTGTAAAGGAGCGAATTGAAAGTGTTGACTGGGATGGAGTACCTCGTGTGAAATACTTCTTTCATAAACTGTTAGGGTGTGAGGATAGTATATACACACGTGAGGTATCCCAGATGTTTTTGACAGGTCTAATTGGACGTGTATATAAACCAGGTATCAAATTTGATAATGTACCTGTCTTGATTGGTCCACAAGGGATAGGAAAAAGTACAGTAGCTCGTCGTTTATTGCCTGATGCTTTTACTGATACTCCTATTTCATTTGGGAAAACACAAGAAGATTATAGGATGCTTAAATATGTATGTGTTGTAGAAATTCCAGAATTACAGGGACTAAAGCAGAGTGATATAAATAGAATTAAGGGATTCCTTAGTGCTTCATACGATATGTGTAGGGAATTATATAAAACACACAAACGCCAACTAAGACATAATGTGTTTATTGCAACTGGAAATTCTAAAGCATTTCTCAGTGATTTTGGAGTTGAAAGAAGATTCTATCCTTTGAACTGTGGGGAATATGTTGTGGAGGAGCATCCAATGGATGTTTCTGATAATTACTTCTTGCAAGTTCTTGCTGAAGCTAAAATACTATTTGAAAAAAATGGAATTATGTTTCCAAGTATAACGACTTCAGAAAAATTGGAAGAGATACAATTTGATTTCAAAGAAGAAGATGTGGAAAAAGAGTTAATAAATGAGTTCTTGGATGAGTTTATTGTACCTGATAAATGGAGATATTATACTTTATCTGAGAAGAGGAAATACTACCGTATGTGGAAGGGATATGAGAAAGAAACACGAGAGTATTGGGATGCAAAGGAATCAGGCTTAGTGACTGTTACTTACACAAGTGAACTAGCTTACATACTGTTTGATGAAAACACTGGTAGAGGACGAAGTAGTAAATATGCTCCAAAAATTCGTGAGGTATTAGACAATCGTGATGATTTTGAAGTTGTGAAAAGTAAGCGACCTTGTAGCACATGTAGTCCAACACGTGTTTATGTACGTAAAGTAACTACATAGTAACTACAGGCAAAGGTGGTAATAATACTAGTTATTTACTCCTTTTGTAGTATTGTAGTATTATTCTTGTAAAAATAGTTAGAATTATATAATAAGAGTAAGTAGAGAAATTTCTTACTACATTACTACAAAGTGTGAACGACTAGCCCGCCATGAGCGAAGGCAAAGGAGTGAAACGCTTTGTTAAGTACCAAATACGCCTAATTTATTCCATGGTCTAATTGACAGCAAGAAACAAGGCACTCTCGTACAAATGAACTGTCCATCCGAAAAACTAAAGCCTTTCGTCTGAGACGTTCTTAGCGTACTTTGTGCCTACTTACTGTCAATTTGCTTTCACGGCATAAAGGCGTATACTTATGAGATAAATTAGAGAATAAAACTAGCTATTTAAAGAGGTTTTACATTATAGAATTTCATGTTTTTGTAGTGTTGACTTGATTCAGCTATCAGTTTGTACTGTACAAATGTATTAATTTATCTTGTTGTGTTTGTGGTTAGTAATGCGCGTGATAATGGGATTTCTAAGGGTCGATTAAAAAATAGAATAGTAATGGATGTGTGTGAATTTTGCTATTCACCGATTAACTCTCTATATCAAAAATGTGTTAGTAATGTGGAATTGTCTGAAAGAGATTCATGTGATGTAACGGATATACAAAATCCCTGCAATAAGTAATTGCAGGGATTTTCAGGTAACTAGGAAAACTTTGTAAGTATAGGGAATGTTGTTTTAGTCTATTTTGTAGTAGACAGCTTTTTCATCAGATGGATGTGTTTGAGTAATGATAATTCTAGTTTTACTTTTATCAGTTGGGTCTTCGATTGATACCATTTGGTTATTCTCAAATCGTTTCATAGGTATACTTGTTCCAGGGGGATATATTCCCATTGCAGCTCCTATAGGTCCTGAGCTGACACTAAAACCTATGTGTCCATCGCTTCCTATGCCTGACTGAGCTATCTGTCCTCCTTTTGTTAACCCATTCTTATTAAACACTATTTCATATCCTAGTTCATTCCTCCAAGTACCAGCTATACTAGAGTAGTCTCCATGTAGAATAGCCTGTGTATCAATTTCTTGTGTTGTATTTTCTGTGTGCTTTTCTTCTGTGGGAGTCGTGATAAGTGTGGCATCAGTAGCAACCCAGAATTGAAATTTTTCAGAGTCTTCCATGATTTTAACTGTGAAAGTAACGGTCGCTCCTTCTTGCCATCCCTCAATCATAGATTTCTTAATTTGTACTTGTACACCAGTCATAGGAGCATTACTAGCTTTTACCCAAATAGTATGGTATGTATTTAGAGCTTTAAAGTGTCCTACGTATGCTTCCCAAAACTTTTGGCGTGTTAGTTCTGCTGTGAAGCGGTATAGTTGACCAGTTTTTAACCTACCATCATTCTCCATGTCTCTAAGCTCTTCGGCTGTCGTATCTATTATACTATCTTCAGTTGAGCTAGAGCTTGTAGTAGATGTGCTGGAAGAAGAGCTAGATGATGCAGAGGAACTAGAAGTGGTAGAGGAGCTTTGTTGTGAAGATTGATTATCTACTGTTTCTATATTCCTATCTGGATGTCTAAAGAACAAAAATGTAGCTCCTATAATGGTAAGAATTAGAAGTGTAATCGAGGTTATAAGAATCCAAAGATTGTTGTTCTGTGGTAGAGGACAAACTACTACGTGATTCTGATTCTGGTAAACTTCAACAATATCATTTACTTTAGGGTGAAAAGTTAGCTCATTGATAGGAACATTTAGAGTCTCATTTGTGTGGAGTCGAATAATAACATGTGTATCTGAAATGTGAATAATTTGATTATGGATTTTATTTTTCATGTAGTATTAGTTTTCGTACATATAGGCAACCATGAGAGGCAGTGTTTTTGTGGCTTTAAAGACCGTCTCATAACTTTGTCTTCCTTTTACTAGTCCGTACAATGTTATATGGTCATCTTCGGCTATAACTCTATTGTTGTATTCAGAAGGAATAGAAACTAAGATAATTTTATCATAGTCATCATTTATAGCTACGCGCAGTGTATAGGCTTTCCCATCTTCCATAGCTTGTAAAACTTTACCATATACCCTTACTTTAGTATCTACAGCTATCTCATCATGATTCCACTTGTTATAGTCTACTTCACCATAATTCGCTTTATCATTATCTACAGTAATCTTAGGTTTTGATGGTACTGAGGATGAGGAACTGGAACTACTTTCCTTTAAGGAAGATGAAGAGGTAGAGCTACTTTTTTTGGATGATGAAATTTGTTTTGATGTTGAGCTTGAAGTTGTTTGATTGTTTGAAATTTGTTCTTTAGTATTTATAAAACTTATAACAATAATTACAAACAGTAATAGTAGAGTGACTATAATTCCTATTTTTTTATATTGGTTCTTTTTCTCTATGTTGTTCTTGTTGATGTCGACTTTTATGACAATACCTTCATAAACTTCTACATAATCCCCTATACTAGGTTCAAAGTCACAAGATTCAATAGCAATTTCCTTTAAACTTCCATCTTCATAACCTATATAAGCAGTATCTTCAGTTATTTTAATAATTTTCCCTATGTTCATTAGTACTCTCCTATTTTAATATTCCAGAAAACTTAACTTCATCAGGAGCCATTATATAACGATTCACAGCGACTTCTTCATCACTGAGAGTGTAGTAGAATCTAGGGCTATTTACTCCGTGGGATTTTGCAATTTTATATAAAGATTTGTTTAATGCACTGATAATTGCTCTAAGTTCTTTGTTTGAATACGAAGCATTATTTTCTGTGAGAATGATTCTGATGCCAGGTGTTACAGATGTTTTTTCCATTTCAAGCATATGTACTCCTGATTGTGTATTTACTTTATCTACACCTTCTTGAATTGCATTATAGAAAGCATCTAAGTCTACTTTTCTGTTTTCTTCACTGGACTTTTTCTCAGATTCTTTAGATTTTTTCTCTGCTTCCTCTTTCAATTTTTTCTGTTTTTCCCGTTCTTCTTGTTCTTGTCTCTCTTTTTCTTCTTTAATCTTTTCGATTTGTTTATTAAGTTTCAATTCCACTTCATCTACACGGTAAGACAAGCTACTAAATTTGTACTCGTAATCGGTTTTATATATGTCTTTTAGATGTTGAATTTCCTTTTTAACAGATGACAATTCACTATCCTCAGAAACAAGCTTCAAAGCTTCCTCTAACGTTATATTTTGTTTAATATTTGTTGTGTCATTTTCTAGTGCTTCAACTAGCTTAGTAACACGTTCCGTATCTTTAGCATATTGTTGCTTATGATTGCTTGATTCCATACAAGCATAAAATAAAATTAAAAGAGGAAATATCAATGTAAATCCTATAATGTATTTAAAAATCTTGTTCATGCCTACTATCCTAATTTATTCCTTTCTTATAAATGATTCAATCACTTCAACACTAGCTTGACTTGCTTTCGGTAATATGTCATATACTGTACCATTTGTGAAGTAAGTGAGATTGGGGATTGTTTTGAATCCTACAGTTGTTTTAAAGTTATTCCAACTTGTCTTATCTATATGCTTACTATCTAAGTAATACACAGTGGTCTCAGTTTTATCTACTGCTTTTGCTAGCTTTGGAGCAAATTCTTGGCAGTATGGGCAACTCTCTCTCCCTGTGTATAGGTAAAAGCTTTCTTTATGTTGTATTTTCTGTTCCACAGCCTCTAAACTTATCTTTTGGAGTCTGTTCACAGCTATCTGGTAGTCTGTTTGTGTCAGAGTGGTTAAGTATGCTGTGAATGTGACAATTATAATAAGTAGTAGTGACAGTAGAATAAGAACTTTTTTACTATTCATCACATCCGTATCCGTCTTTGTCTCTATCTAACCATGGACCGTATTGTGGGTCACTAGCAGGTATGTTTACACGTCCTGCTTTTCGTGCTTCCTTACAGTTTTTGAACGGTCTTAAATTTGATTGTGGAGCAGTCGTAGACGATTGTGTAGGAGTGGTTGTGGTGTGAGATGAAGCTTGTTCTTGCTCTTTTTCTCGTGAAGATACTTTCCTTTCCTCCTCTTTTGATTTGGAGGCTTCAATACTTGCTTTTTCCTCTTCTTGTGCTTTTTCTGTTTTTCTCACTTCACTGATTACTAACGAGCCTTTATCGATTGAATCATATTTTTCTAAAGATACTGTATTTCCTGTATAGACCATAAGTTCATTCATTTTCACAGCTAGTGATTCAGGTGTACGGATAAGAAGTTTCTTACCTGTTATGTTGTACTCACGGTATTCATCTTTTTCTTCAATCCCAATTACCTCAGCTTCAACTTCGTAGAGTTTATCTGTGTTAGAGAGTTTGTGTGCTACCTCTCTCAGTGCTTTGGCTCGCAGTATGATTTTAATTTGTGGTGTATTAAGATAAGCATCTACGGCTATATGCCCAGTTGGAGACCATTTCTCTATTTTAGAACTAGTTTCACTACTGGATGATGAAGTAGAGGAAGATGAACTAGACTGTTTAACTTGTGAAGACTGTTTGACAGAATCACTAGCCTTAGTTTGAACTTGTGAGTGTTTAGTGCTACCGCTAGTTAATAGTGTGAAGAACAAAACGAGGATAAGCAATAGTACAATACCACCTATAATCTTTTGTTCTTTGCTTAATTCCTTAAGCTTTTTAAGCATATATAACCTCCAAATGTTTAACTTTATTTAATGAAATAAAAAAATATTTCCTAATAGTTACAATTATATCACACAAACTTTAACAAAAGAATATGTTTTTTGACAATATTTAACCATAGAGAATGTAAACCTGATTGTTTAATCTATAAGATAGATAGTAGATTTAACATAGAGGGTGAAGGAATGGATGATATATTAGAAAAGATAAGTAATCAGATACGAGATTTACGAGCTTCAAAGAAGATTACACAGCAAGAACTAGCAGAAAGAACAAATCTAAGCGTTCCTTATATCAGTCAGATAGAGAATAATCACAGAAATATCTCTTTGGAAACTTTTGTGAAGATTGTTGATGCTTTGGAAGTTCCATTGAGTGATTTTTTCTTACCTTATTCTGTGCCACAAGATACAGAAATGATGGAATTATTATTGAAGATTCAGAGACACCCACAGCATAAGATGATTGTTCATAAGGTGATGGAAATACTTGAATTAAGCCAAGATAGTTAGTGTAAAATAAAAAGCACCTAAACGGTACTTCTTACTTGCCTACTGAACTCATCACCATGAAATTTGTACTCCTTTTTGTCCACCTTGGAGTAAAGTTTAATCTATTTTATTTAATATGTAAATTCTAAAAACGATACAAAATCAACATTTATAAAGCATACCAAAGTGTAATTTATACTAAATCTATTCTACAACAAAATGCTTTAATTTTAAGAAATATCTTACAGAAAGCCTACAACAGTGGGCTT